TTCTTATTAATGAACTTAGCCTAGTCCTTAAATTAAGACTATCTTCTATTCCTAAAAATGTACCCAGAAGAGCTCTGTTAGGTACAAAATTAATATACCCTTGGAACTTTTGTCGCGGTGGAGCGACATCTGGTCTAAAATGATAGGCGTTGCGAAAGTCCTTTGCATAGAACCTTCGCCCGCCGCCGAATTTAAGAAACTGCATTAAGCACTCCTACTGGTATTAACCTAGTGTAGTATTGCCTGTACCAACTGTTTCTGGGAATGGGTTTCCGCCAACCACTCTTCCGTTCACATCGTTGTCGCCTTCGAAGTGTACTGCGTTATCGTATCTGATAGTCATAATGACTTGTACTGGATCACTTGCCGCATAATCGGAATCACTGTAGTCAACTTGTGTTAAAAAACAACCCTCAAGGAACCAAACCTCACTTGCGCCGGCATTTACACCGTCTAAAACTTCAATTTGACAATCAAATTTGTAATCACTACCTGAAGCAGGTGCTGATTGTTGAAAATGATTTAATTGTCTTTGAACTTGTGCGCCAACTAGTTTTGTAACTTGGTTTTGGATATCATCCCTAACAGTTAAAGTAATTTGTTCCCATGAATGTTTCCCTTGAACATAAACTCTTGAGTTGTAACTATCAATTATTTGCTCTTCATAACTGATTTTTGGTCTGGTAACGTTTTGAACGTTTTGTGTTAAAACTTTTGTTTCAGCACTATCACCAAAATTGCTCAGTAAACTCACACGGAATCTATATTTAAGTTTGGGCATTAATACACCAGAACCAGTATTACCGGTTATGGGTACACCAAATTTACTTTTGGTTTCTGTTGTTGCTCCTTCTACTGCCATGTTGTTCTCCTAGAACTAATTATATATTAAAGTAATTACTTCAATTATACAGATATTTATCTGATCATAACAAAATAAATTAACTATAGTTTTAATCTATACTCATAAAAAAGGGCGGAAAACCGCCCTTTTATAGTTAAATTACTAGATTAACCAGTTTGTCCCAAAGTATTTTGGATTCTGATAGGTATGTAAATGAATTCAACCGCTTTGACTGGCTGTATAGCAACGTCAATGTGTAGTTCATTTCTATCAATTCTTGCTGGAGTATTATTTGAACTATCACAAACTGTGATAAAGTCAAATAGTCCTCTTTGAGAAACAAGTTCGCCAAGTAGTCTTTCAACTACAGATTTTGCGTTTGCCCTTGTTACTTCATCGTTAGGCTCAAACAAGAATGGTTTAACTGCGTCATCTAATTGTTCACGTAGGTAAACAACTAGTCTTGCAACGTTTACTCTATCCAATGCACTTGATACCGGGTTAAGAGTTTTCTGACCAAATACTGCTAGTCCTCTTCCTGGGAAGTTACCAATTGGGTTTACTTTATTAATGTAAAGATTATCTCTTTGACCTTCACTTAAAGAAACTGGAACATACTCACTACTTGTAGGATCTAAATATCCAACACTAGTTGCATTGTTCACTAAACCTCTTTGGAAACCAGCCGGTGCAAACCAAGGGAAAGCCACTTGATCGTTAAATGCTAATGTTCTCAAAGCCATATGAGAGGATGGAACCATAACACTTGAACCGTCTAGGTTTGTTGAAAGTCCTGAAGGATAGTAAACTGCGGCGTATGGATCACTTGATACTAGACCATCTTCTCCATTTTCCGACGCATTTGCTGTGTTTGTTGCCCAATTTTTAGTACTTGTTGCATCTGATTTTAACCTAAGTGGTGAATCAATAATACTAAACACAGTATTCTTTCTATCAGTACCTAAGTTAATCATTTCATCTGCTAATTCAGGATATCCAGGTACTGCCATAATATTAAATCTGTTTGTTTCATTTCTAATATCTTGATTGGCTACAACTGATGCCTGCATTGCTTTAACAATAACTGCTCTTTGTGCCTTTCTTAACATGTATGGTGAACCATCTGTTTTATTACCACTATGATCTAACCATAAACCTGATGTTGCATCATATTTCTTGACATTACCACCACTTAATAGTTTGTTCCATGCTAACATGTTTGCAGGGAATAAACTTGATGATACTGCTGTACTAATTAAAGCATTACTTGAACTAGAACTTCTGAAATCATTAAATATAATTCCATCTGGTGACACTTGGTCTGTGTTATCAACTAACACCCAAGCATTAGAGGCTCTTTTGTAAATTACTGGGTAATTTTCAAGATCACTTCCGTCAACCCAAATATCTCCATCTACTAATGAGCTTACGCCATCAGATTTTAGAGTTGGTGATGAACCTTTGACCTGAACGTCACCTGTATAAGGTTCCCATCCAGTTGTAGCATCATTGTAAAGTACGTCAACTTTTTCAGTACTTACTGAACTATCATACCATAATGTACCGTCTGCCAATGTACCTGAAATAGCACTATCTTTAGCAGTGAAACTTAATGCTTCAAAGTTGCTGTAAGCAGTTGCACTGGAAAGATTTAAATTAGAAGCACTAAATCCTGAAACGTTTCCGTCTATTAGTAAAACGTCAGTACCTGTACTATTAACTAATTTAATTTTTCCTGAGTTATTAGAAGCAATAACTGTATTTGCATAAGTTAAACTACTGTTTGAAGCCGCTAATGCTGTATTGATATCTTGTACCATATCATCAACACTTGCGTTTCCGTCTGCATCACCGTCAGTACTAAATGTAACATCAACGTTTGAACCACTATTAATTCTTAATGAAATACTTATTTTGCCACTGTGACCAGTTAATGAAATATCTGTGTCAGCAAGTGCGGCTGTACTTTCAAAAGAGACACTTGATTTACCATTATGTCTTTTAGGTTTGAATGATGCTGTTCCGTCTGCTTCATTGGCTCCTTCACCAGATGCATCAAAGAAAATATCTCCTAATTCTGGGTTTTCACCATGTCTTGCACTACTAAATGCTGAAGCCATTAACTTAGCAGATTCAACATTTTGAGCTGTAAATTGTGCTGTTGCACTATTATATAATTTTAAAGACCAAACAGAACCGTCGTTAAATGCATTTACTTGTAGGAAAATATCTCCTGATACTAATGCACCACCACCTGCTCTTGTGACTGGTAAGTTGCTGTGATCACCAATTTGGAAATCTGCTGAACTTGTTCTTGTTGACCAACCAGTAGAACCAATTAAGTCCCATGCACTTGATGTTGTTTTTTGGTAAACTTTAAATGTTGCAAGAGTATTTCCTGATACACCATAGTAAACAACTGCAAAGTCATTTATTGTACCATAACCTGTTTTAGGTGTGCCGTCAGATGCTAAGTCTGTTGAAGCAGGAACTTTAACTGTTTGTCTTGCATACTTTGAACCGTCATATTTTTTAACACCGATTACTGTAGATGCTGTATCTAACCAATAAGATCCGTTTGCTGGAGCCGTTGTTGGAGCAAGAGTACTTGCTGTCAAGGCCGCTAAATCTACGTTTGCTCTTAAAACGTATGCACTATTGGCTACTCCTAAGAAACTGTATGCGGCTAATAATCCGTATTCGTTTTGTTCGTTGCCGTGTAACTGAGTTCCTCCACTAGATTTAAAAGTCGGATTACCATAATTTTGTAATAGTTCTCTTTGACTTGAAATTCTGTAAAGTTTATCAGCGGTTGCTGAAGTTGTATATGTTGCTGTACCTGAGCCATCTGGACTACTCTTATCTTGAGCAGTTGCGATAACTATAAGAGGTACTGATCCAGTACCAGCAGGAGCATAAAAACTCTCATCTGATACACTAACACTAACTCCAGGTGAAACTAATGTTGCCATAATTTTCTCCTAATTAAGATAAATTTATAAATTACTTAATTGTATTTATCTTTTATTAGTATTTTAGGGTATTTAAGAAATTACGGCGTATTATACAGTATTATACTATTTTAAACTGTTCTTTAAATTGACCTGTTTTCCAGTCTCTGATATCGTCAACTTGCTTGGCTAAGTCTTCGAGGGTTCCATTATTGTCTATAATGTAATCAACTGGGTAGCCTGCCCAATTCCATTCACTTTCGTGAACGTCTCTGTATTTGGTTGTCATTATTTTTCTGCTAACTACGTTTTCGTGTGCCGTCTTTGCTGTTTCGAACCAGTCAGGTAATTCACCACGTTGTACCCAGATAACTACACCGCCCATATTTTTAATTAAATCCAACTCGTTTCTAAATCTAGCATCACTGACTACAACACATGGAGCAGTTTCTGACATTTTTCTCATACGATATTCTAGGCTATTCAACCATATATCCTGATCAAAATGATTTCTTAGTACTTCTGTGCCTAATAGTTGTAATGCCAATCTGGGAGTAAAGTTTGGTACACCTAATTTTTTAGTCCAAAACATATCAGGCATTTCACGAAAGTCTCTGCTTTCCGCAGTATCACCTTCAAGTAAAGATCTTTCCCATCCAAAAACACTGGAACATAAATCTTTAAGTGGAGCGGCAAAACTGTCATGGATACAACCTCGTTCTACAAACATATTGGCTACTGTATCTTTGCCACTGCCTATAAAACCGGTTATTCCTATTATCATTATCCTATTACAAAATTTAGTGGAATATTTCCTTCTTCCATATTATGAATGCTTTCTTTGAGACCCTGTAATTCCGCCTGAGCTTCAGATTTTAATGTTTCACCATTTAACTGAATTGCTCCGCCGGCTCCAGGTAAACCACTTGCATACTTACTTCTGGCTTCTCCCAACATATATTTAGATTGTGCTAATGCATAAGATCCTAACCAATTGCTGGCATAGACATCTTTTAAAAGAATTGATTCAGGAATAAAATTATATACACCTACAGCAATATCTTCTTCATGTCTGATATTTCGTAAAATTTTAAGTTGTTTAGTATTTCGATTCCAGATAAAATTGTATTCACTACCAAATATTCTGCCAATTGTTTCTTTGTATTGAGCAAAAGCATCAAATACTGCTAATCCACCTATTTGTCCTGCTTGTAACATGTACATATTGTTAAATGCAACATCAAATGGATCAAAGTTAGTACCGCCACCACTGTTAGTACCTATACCTCTTCTGTATAAACGTCTAACTTCCATTACTTCATCTGGCAATGTATATTCTGTTACATCCTTTTGTGTTTCAAAAAAGATAATACTTTCTTCAACACTACCAGCACTTAACTGTCTATATATAGCAATGGCTTTATCAATAGAAACATCATAGTGTTCTCTGTCTAGTTCAACATCTACCATGCCATCTCCTAGACGGAGTTGTATCTCAGTAATAAGCTCTTCGCGACTTTTGTATCCTATTTGATCTTTTGGCATACTACTATTTATCTAAATCAATATTAAAATGCTTTAAGAATGATAGTATTATCGTTTAGTCTACCGTTCATTTTAATACCTGTAGTAGTAAGCTCGTCGAACGCCTTATAAAACTTAGTCTTTGCTTTTCCTGTCCAATTATTAATTTGCTCTTTGGGTTTACGCAATGTTTTTTGTATACTTAACTCAGGATCAAACGCCTGTATTGTTGTGCCCTTAACCATTAAACCATCTCTACCTATGCCTTTAGGGTCTTTGCTTATGGCGTGATATACACCTAATTTTCTTGTTTTAGTATTATACACCCATAATTCATTAGCATGTACAACTTCTGTAGGATGTATACTTGCAATACCTAATTCGCTATCATTAATTTGAAACTTTAATTTTTTAATTATAGAGTCTTTACTTCTTGCTTTTGGCTTACGAGCTTTTCTGGTACTGGCTTTTGTCTTTATAATTGTATCACAAGAAGTATTAATCTTTTTAAAAAACTCCACAAACTCCTTTCTAAGTTTAGGTGTAAAGTGTGCGTACCCTTCTTTTATATCAGGGTCTTTCCATTCCTTTACTTCTAGAGCTTCTCGATAGGCTCCATCAAAGTCTTCTTTAATTAGTTTAGCATGAGCGGCCTTTATTTCTGGACTATAGGATATCATTTCTTTATAAGGCTCAAGAC